GCAGGCATGGGCGGCAGCATCGCGGCCATGACTACGACCGCACTACTGCCCATCGATCCCCGCCGCCAATCCAAGTTCCTGTATTGGATGGGTTGGCGCATCTGCGAGATTGCCGAGGCTACGGGCGAAAAAGAAAAAACGCTACACAGCTGGAAGGCCCGCGACGAGTGGGACCGGGCCGACAATGTCGAACGCATCGGCGGGGCCCTGGAAGCGCGCTTGGTGCAGTTGATCCTCAAGGGCAACAAGACCGGCGGCGATTTCAAGGAGATCGATCTGCTGCATCGGCAGCTTGAGCGCCAGGCCCGCATTCAGCGTTTCCAGGGCGGCGGCACCGAAACCGACCTCAACCCGAACCTCGCCAAGCGCAACGAGGGGCCGAAGAAAAAGTCACCGAAGAACGACATCAGCGAAGACCAGATCGAGCTGCTGCGCGAGGCGTTCATCGACGGCTGTTTCGACTACCAAAAAGACTGGTACCGGGCCGGCAACCAGCGCACCCGCGTCATTCTCAAGAGCCGGCAGATCGGCGCCACGTACTACTTCGCCCGCGAGGCGTTTATCGATGCCCTGGACACCGGCCGCAACCAGATTTTCCTGTCTGCATCGAAGAACCAGGCCTACCTGTTCCGTGGCTACATCCAGGCCTTCGCCCGGGAAGTCATCGGCGTCGAGCTGACCGGTGACCCGATTGTGCTGCCCAACGGCGCCGAACTGTTTTTCCTCGGGACCAACGCCCGCACCGCCCAGGGCTATCACGGCAATTTCTACTTCGACGAGTTCTTCTGGACGTTCAAGTTCGAGGAGTTGAACAAGGTCGCCTCGGGCATGGCGATGCACAAGAAGTGGCGCAAAACCTATTTCTCCACGCCGTCGAGCATGGCCCACGAGGCCTACACCTTCTGGACCGGTGAGCGTTTCAACAAGGGCAAACCCGCCGCGCAGCACACCAAAGTGGACGTGACCCACGGCGCACTCCAGCAGGGCCGGTTCTGTGAGGATCGGCTGTGGCGACAGATCGTCACGATCCTCGACGCCGAGCGGGGCGGGTGCGATCTGTTCGACATCGAAGAGTTGCGCCGGGAGTACAGCCCCGAGGCCTTCGCCAACCTGCTGATGTGCGAGTTCGTTGATGACGGCGCGAGCATCTTCCCGCTGTCGGTGTTGCAGTCCTGCATGGTCGATAGCTGGGTGGAGTGGGCCGAGGACTACAAACCTTTCGCCATGCGCCCGTTCGGCGACCGTCAGGTATGGGTCGGCTATGACCCGGCCGAGACGGGCGATTGTTCCGGCCTGGTGGTGGTCGCGCCGCCCCTGGTGCCGGGTGGCAAGTTCCGCGTGCTCGAGCGCCACCAATTTCGCGGCATGGACTTCGCCGCCCAGGCCGCCGCCATCAAGGGCGTGTGCGACCGCTACTGGGTCACCTACATCGGTATCGATGTCACCGGCCTGGGCAGTGGCGTGGCCCAGCTGGTGCGCCAGTTCTTCCCGGCTGTGACCACCTTCAGCTACTCGCCCGAGGTGAAAACCCGCCTGGTGCTGAAGGCCTACGACGTGATCCACAAGGGGCGGCTGGAGTTCGACGCCGGCTGGACCGACATGGCCCAGTCGCTCATGGCGATTCGCAAAACCATCACCGCAGGCGGTCGCCAGTTCACTTACACCGCCGGCCGCAACGACAACACCGGCCATGCCGACCTGGCATGGGCGCTCTTCCACGCATTGCAGAACGAACCGCTTGAAGGGCAGACCGCTGCCAATACCGGACGAATGGAGATTTTCACATGACCGAACAACTTGCCAGCCAAGAGCTACTGCCGGCTACCCTCGACGCCGCCAGTGCGGGTACCCAGGTGTTCAGCTTCGGTGACCCGACGCCGGTGCTGGGTGGTCGGGAGGTGTTCGACTACCTGGAGTGCTGGTTCAACGGGCGGTGGTATGAGCCGCCGTTGTCGCTCAACGGCCTGGCCCGATCAGTAGGCGCGAGCGTGCATTTGCATTCAGGATTGATGTTCAAGCGCAACCTGTTGAGCAAGACTTTTATCCCGCATCCGATGTTGTCCCGAGCGGCTTTTGAACAGTTCGCCCTGGATTTTCTGTGCCTGGGCAATGGCTATCTGGAAAAGCGCCGTTCGGTGCTGGGCAACACCAGGCAACTGGTGCCGTCGTTGGCGAAGTACATGCGGGTTGGGCCGGAGGGGCAGTTCTACCAGGTGCAGGGCTGGAAGAACGAGCACGCGTTTGAGCCGGGGAGCATTTTTCATCTGCGCGAAGCGGATTTGCACCAGGAGATTTATGGGCTGCCGGAGTGGATCAGCGCGTTGCAGTCGGCGCTGTTGAATGAGTCGGCGACGCTGTTCCGGCGTAAGTATTACGAGAACGGCAGTCACGCGGGATTCATTCTGTACATGACCGACGCCGCGCAGACTGAGGCGGATATCGACGCATTGCGTAAAGCGCTGAAGGAGTCCAAGGGGCCGGGGAATTTCCGGAATCTGTTTGTCTACTCGCCAACGGGCAAGAAGGATGGGATTCAGCTAATCCCTGTCAGCGAGGTAGCGGCCAAAGACGAATTCAATTCGATCAAGAATCAGACTCGTGATGATGTGCTGGCGAGCCTGCGGATTCCACCTCAGTTGATGGGCATTGTGCCGCAGAATGCGGGTGGGTTTGGGTCCGTCAAGGAAGCATCGATTATTTTCGCCTCTAACGAGTTGGAGCCTATCCAAGCCAGGATGGTGCAGCTAAACGATTGGCTTGGAGAGGAGGTGATAAGGTTTTCTGCTAGTTCGTAGTAAGTGCTGCTTATGCTGTACTGCAATGTGACGTTTAAGTCGGAAGATCCACGATCTCTAGTAATTCGTCCTTGTTTTGCATTTCAAGCCAGATAATGAACCCGCTATCAACCACTTTCAAACGCAGATTTGCTTGATCGTAATCGAGAATAAATGGCTTGGTGCCTTTATTTATTTGCAAGGCCGCGACGGACTGAAGCGCTTGAGTTACGTTTCCTGGGTTAAGTGCGTTGCCTACTGGGTGCTTACTTTTGATTTTTGCACTCAAGTCACTGTATCGGATGCCCGCTTTCAATGCCTGAGTGTTACTAGTTAGAATCGGATAGAGCAACCATTTGTGCATGTGCAGTTGTGTAGCTTGAAATCCATCGCTGAAATTTTGGAGGAACTGGATAAACCTTGCGCGATCTTTGTTGGCCACGTCTTTGACAATTCTAGCTGCATCACCTGGCAGGCCTATTTCTACTTCTATGTCAGCCGTTCTGACTATTTTATTTTCTTGGCAGCACTGGTAGCAGGCCTCCTGTACGATATAAACATTGTTGAAGCACTCAGCGATCAGCTCTGATTTAAAATCTTTGGAGAATTTTATTTTTAATAATTTTTCTCCTTTTTCAATTACTTGTAAAAGCTCTCCAGCTTCCCATTTGTCTGCGTTAACAGTGAATAACCGATTTTTTAGGTCGCCATTGTATAGTGTGAGTCGATCTTCCTCTAACCACACCCCTATAATAATAAAGCATAGTTTTGAGTTTTCATGGTATGCCTTTAGGGCTATCGAAAAATCTTTCTGTGTTTCTATTGGGAGATAATGAAAGTCTTCAAGCACAATGAATTTTGTAAATCCTATTGCGTCTAGCGCCTGAATAATGTCATTTACATCTTCGGGATCGAGTTGCAAAGGGTGTGTTGTGGTTTTGGAGCCATTTTCGCCCACGTACTCTGCACCCCCTTCAGCGCTGCCAAATCCGAAGACGGTTTTTATACCGGCAAATATTTTTGATTTTCCAGAGGCGGATTTTTCATTTGACAGTGTGATTTCATAACCCGCTCGCTTGAGTATTGCCGAGTTTATCTCGGCGATATCCCATTTGTTGCTGCATTGTACCAAGATATATTCGTCGTCTCTTAATGCATGTTTCCGTAGACTGGTTTTCCCTTGTTTAGAACTTCCGAATATAACGACGTGTTTTTCTCTAGTCAGGCTTTCGACCAAAATCTCGTCTGCGGAGGGACGTTCAACATAGTTAAGCGGGAGACCGCGAGCAATACCGAAGACATCAGAAGTTATTTTCGTCATTTCATATCCTTATGGTTTTGATTTTTTTCACGATGGCCTCATGGACGCTGCGAGGTGCAAGCGAAATTCACACCCTATTGAAAGGCTACATGACTTTTAAACTGGCCTTGATTCGTAGTCAATTTTTTGAGCTTAGATTTGTCACATATCGCTCAGACGCAGAATTAGCTGCCCCCCCTGATTCTTCACATTTCCTACTGCTGGCCCCACTAGATACCATTCGAAATCCTCGACAGTGCGGCAATGCTCCCGTGCAATTTCCTCTGCCCGCCCTGGATCCAAATCAGGGGTCAACCACTCGCGGGCGAGGTCCGGCGCGAGCACTAGGGGCTTTCGATCATGGATATCCACCATACCTTGATCACTGGCAGCGGTGATGATGACGAAGCCGTCCCCTTCTTGGCCTTCAAGCCCTGGTTGGGCTTGAGCAAGGGCACCGAAAAACATAGGTTTCTGAGTTTTCAGGCGGATGAAATAAGGTTGTTTCTTCTTCGGGTTGACGGGATCCCTGATCCACTCATACCAGCCCTCGCTTGGAACCAGAGCACGCCCATTCGGCCAAAGCTGTTTGAAAAACTTCCCCGTTGTGACGGTTTCAACCCTCGCATTGATGGGGTCGGGACGTTTTCCCTTCGCCCAAAATGGTGACCAGCCCCACCTGATAGGGGTGATGTGAAGGCCGGCGTCGCTGGTGTGCAGGATTTGTACGCGAGTCGTCGGGGCGATGTTGTACCGGTTGATCGGTACTGCATCAAAACCACTGAATAGCGGAAGCTGTGGCCCTAGCTCCTCCATAAACACCGCCATCCCCTCGTATTGCACGAATCTCCCGCACATGGGTTGTCCCGCCTGTCAGATTTTTCCTATACAAAATTGACCGCAAACCTTGTACAAAGTTAACTGTATGTTCGTACAGTATTTTGGAACGTGCGTCATGAGCTTTTCAATTCTAGGCCCTATTGCCGAGGGTGGCTTGAAGCTGCCCTTGTGTTCGTTTCGAGTGCCTGCCGGGTT